TTCCTCCCAATCTTTCACTTCGACAGTAAACTCAATGGGATAGAGTTTCGGGGTTGTATCTGCTGGTTGGCAAGATACTGTGTCAGTGATTTTCGTTGTTGGTTGTGGTGTTTCTGTTGGCCTCTCGGCACGGCTCAGCACTTCTTCTCTTGAGCAGTTAAGAAGTACCAAGCCTATGAGGAGAGTGAGTAGTTTGTATATGGTTGTCATATTATGCCTCCTGTGTTTCTGTATATTCACTTGCTTTAACTATATTACTTGCTAAGCCCGTCCAGTTAGTAGCGACTATCCACTCATCGTAAAGAGTATCTGGAACTATTATGGTCTTATTAGTCATTCCTGAATTAAAGCTATACCTTCCTAAGGTTGGGATAGTTGATGCCTGCGAAAAATCTATAACTTTTAATTTTGAACAACGATAAAATGATTGAGATTTAAGTTCTGTCACAGTGCTTGGGAATTGTATCTTTTCAAGAGATACGCAATCTTCAAAGCCTCCAACACTTGTAACCCCTTCAGGGATATTAATCTCAGATAGTAATGTACAGTAAGAAAATCCATTTACTTTTTTTATTGTGCTTGGCAAAGTTATTTTCGTTAAAGATGAACAATTACCGAAGCCAGAAACTTCCTCAGCACCTTCTGGGATTTCAACATCTGTAAGAGATACACAGTCTGATAAGCCAGTAATTATAGCTACTCCTGATGGGTATTTAAACTTTTTTAAGCTATAAAGCCCCTCAAAGGAACTATATTTTACTTCTGTAATCGTGTTTGGCAAAGTGAGCTCTGTTAAAGCCCAGCAATTTCTAAAACAATAATTTGGGATAGTAGTAATCCCGTCATGTAATTGTATTGTTTCTAAATTCTTTAATTCTTCAAAAGAACTTTCCACAAGCTCGATAGCACTGTTATCAATTATAGATTTTATTGAAGTTGCACCGCGTAAATAAACCTTTGTAGCGGACTCTGGAATTATAATATCCGTTATTAACACTCCTTCTAAATTGTATAAATTATTTATTTTACAATACCCCGTATTTTGGAAAATAGAATCTATATCTCTAATAAACAAGTCGCAATACTCGTCAACTTTAATAATTGGCATCTTTACGCAGTGTAACTCCTTTAATTCGTTATATACTCCAGCTGTGAATTTACTTAGATTGGCAGAATTTATATATATTCTTGGTATATACCACTGGTAAGAATCCGAATAAGAGAGTGAACTCATAGTAAGGCATGAGGCTGGAATGACTAAATCCTTTTCCCAAGTAGCATGTGTATTATCCAAAGAAATAGAGGTAACGGTATTTGGTACAATAGTTTTTGAATTATAATACATACTCCCATCTGTAACCCCTCTTGGGTATATAAAATATGAAGATAAGTTAATTAGCTTATAAGGAATTGTTGCGCCATTATTTACAAATTCCTTAGGGACAGAGACAAAGTTCAGATTAGGAATATCCTCCATATTGTAAATTCCGTAACTTGAACTTAATGTTGTTGCTTTACAGTTAGGAGCAAAAACAATCTTCCTTAACATATATTTAATAGGCTCTATTTTAATCGGGCGACTTGTCCCTGTATTTTTATCAAAGCCGCTTAAATTCGGATTATTCTTGTCATATCCAAACTTAAAATCTCCATAAATACTTATAATACTATTAGTATAGCTTGGAGAATAACTATGTTGAACTAACCCTTCAATATCGGTATCTACGCTGCCATCTCCCCAATCTATTGTTAGGGCCTCACCGACTTTTTTTATCCAAAAAGAAACTTTTTTTTCTGTTTTTAACAAATCTATATACAACCTTGTAGCCCCGTCATCCGTTGTATAAGTGGCACCTATATTACACTTATGAGCTTCCTGAGCTTTAATATCATCAAGAGTATAGTTCCATTCTTGACAGATAAGGCCTTCTCTCTCTGGTAGAGGAGGGAGTTCTGTCATAGCTACTGCCTCATCCCACGAGTAAGAATGTAGCAAAACGCCGTCATAATCGTAAAAGTTTACATCATTTTCACTGATACTACTCTCCACATTGGTGTTGATTGTTACCTTGGAGAGGGAGAACCCCGAATCTGGCACCACCTCAGTAGTGCCATTCTCGGTGATTTCAACGGTTTTTTCTTGGCTCTGAACCTGAGAGCCTTTCTTGACAACCACAGGGCTGTCACCTATCGTGTTTAATCTTATTGTGTTCATAGCCTATGCCTCCAAGTTATAGAATTGTTCTTTGGTGATGCGAGGGAATGCAGAAATAGCCGAATATGTAGCGGCTAATTCAGAATTAGGATTTTGCTCAATAGCTTCTCTTAATGTATAACTGCCATTTAAATCCATGCAAAGAGTTGCCATATTAATTGCTATTTGTGAATAGAACTCATAATCAGAAGCAGCATAAGCATATATAGCAGGCCCTATACTTCTTGGTGTCATTACTCCATTTCTATATTCAACCATTTTAAGCAAGCCAGAAAGATATGCTCCATACATCGATATATCTCTATTATCAGAACTTCCTACAGTCGAACTTACATCGTAATACTCCCAATCCCCGCTGTCTGCAGTTCCCGCCCCGCCGCCCGATGATTCACTCTCAAAGGTAACTTCGGCAACCTCAACTTCAGAGGAAGATTTAATCTTAATCCATTTCGGAAATACACCTCCTGGCACCTCTGCATCAATGATTGTATCTTGTGGTGCAATATCTACATTCTTAACAGTAGCATACTTACCATTCTCATAGCTTTTCTGATAGACAGTTATCCTGCCAGATCCTCTTCTTTCGATATGCAGACTGAATGGGCCTGTGGCCTTAAACTCTGCAACATATGCTTTTTGACCGTTCTCCTCAACAAAGTCAAAAATCAAGTTTCCTTCGTTATTTACTGTTGACATATTTCAATTTTTTTTAAAGGTTACTGTTAGTTGTTAAGCTGCGTAATAGTATTCGTAGGTTATCTCACCAGTGATAAGATTTTCAACCTTACGAATTTGTGGACCATACTGTCCATTAAGCTCTATATAGGTGACAGTACCAGAAGTAGAAGTCGTTGTTCCTCCCCTCATTGAGGTAGGGCTATAACCTTCTATACCATCATAAGTTATGCGGTTTATGCCTGCAATATCTGCATTAGGGATTGTTATGGCAAGTTCCTGGCCCTCTACTCCATCTCTTTCCCAAATAGCCCAAAGAGTATCAAATGCAGTTTTCATATCGTACTGATGAGCTATTACACCTTTATCATAGGTATAAATCTTCAAAACAACAGGAAGTTTATAAAACTCTTCTTTGGTGATTGGGGTAAAAATCCCTTTTTCAATAAGCAATGGATATTTATTTGCAAAACTTAAACGCTGTTCTCCATTACTTAATAAGCCATCAACAAATAATAAAAGTTCATGCGGAGTAAATGCCACCTTAATTACAGTAAGTAACTGTTCATTTAACATCTCAAGCGATTGTACCGATAATAATTGCGATGTAGGAGAATATAATGTATGCAAACTTCCCTGCTGCGAGCAAATATGAGAAAAAAGGGTAAATACATTAGCTCGCATTTCATAGTTAATAACACCATCTGTAATATATCCATTTTCTGCCGCTTTCACCCAATTTACAATATAATATTCAGTTGGTTCAGCTCCACCGCTTTCATTTTCTTCTCCACCGCCAGTTACAATACTCTGAGTGATGTCCACATCACCCAGAGTATTCAATGATTTATAATTAAGTTGTTTCTTCATAGCCTATGAGTTAAAGATATTTTCATACTCTTCTTGAGTTATTTGAGTAAAATATTTTTCAGAATCAGTTATGCCTTTATCACTATTTGAAACCGCAATCAAATCTTTATTATCAGCTCCAACAGTAAACTTAACTGCAACAATGCCTTCTACTATCAATGAACCATCTTCTATACAATTACCTCCAACAGTCCAAGAATCCCAAAATTGATTAAAATAACTATTACCCGAACTTCCACTTATACAACTACCAACGGCAAGCTGTGTAATACCTGCAAGCAAATTGTCAGGATTTTTTAATGATACTATATCATTAAATGTAGGGGTATCTTCAGATCTTCTATAATACAACACATCACCCTCTTTTACAGCACTACCTGTATTATTCTCTGCCTCCTCCTGGGTCAGCACCTCAACCTCTGCATTTGAACTCACTACAGCAACTGACGGTTTGACCTCTGATTCAATCTTGATATATTTTGGATACAACCCTACCGGTGATGAATAATCATCATCGATTATAAGATCTCGACTTGAGTAATCAGCAGCCTTGATGATATCATACTCACCCTGATCACTTCCTCTTTGTTTGAAATAAATCTTACCTGGTTTGCTTTTCTCCAAATGGATATTGAACGGACCATTCACTTTGAATTCCGACACATAACCTTTGGACTCTTTTTTGAAAATTAAATTAGTCATGACTTTACTTTTTTTGATTGTTTATATTAATGTTTCTTGATTTTACTGTAGATATTCCACGCATGTGTTTCATATCCCTTGCCTTTAAACCAGCGGTATATAAGCCATCCCCAGGCACAGAGGAATATCAACGCCACCACAATCAGAAAAGCTTCCCCTGTGGCTATTGTCTGTATTGCACATATAGCTCCGCACACCATTACCAGCATGCTCAGAGCCCCGATAAGAAATATTAAAAACTGTATCATATTTTTATGTTTTAAGAAATTGTTATCTCTCCTGTTGCGGTTGCAAGAGGCTGTGATGTTATCACCTGTCCCTGGTAACCGTATAATTCTGCTACATAGGTAAACGTGTCACCCTCTGACCATTTTAAAGCAAGGTCATTTGCTGTGTATATAACTGTAAAATCTCCTTTGCCGGTTCCACCAAATAGTACCGTCTGGAACTTGTCTGTGTACCCAGGTAAGGTAAACTGCAAGGCATAGTATAGATCCTCTGTCGGCTTTTCTCTGAATGACACCTCAACTGCGATACCGTTATCTGCAGAGCTGTATTCAACAAACAAATCCATCTGTCCATAGTTATATGCGCTCTCATCCCATTTAAGGGAATATCCTACAGCTTCAGGAATGGTTATAGCTTCAATATCTCCTTTGATAGATTCCAACTTCACCCATTCTCCCTGTAGCATTGCACTCAATTCACTATTTGCGCTGCCGCCTATATCTGCCAAGAAGAAAGAGACCTTACGGCTACTCTCAATCACTTTCAAACTATCGGGAAGCTCAGGGCATGAATAGGTATCATAGCCACTGTTAGCCTTTGATACCGGTACTCTATTGCCTGTATTGTCAAGCATTATGGCGGCATAGGAATCTATCATCACGCACAGATACCAACCGCTTACATCTGTTCCTGTGAACGAGCCACATTTAAAAACATCAACCCCTGTTGTGTTGTTCAAAAAGTTCCATATCAGTTTGAATGTGAATGGAGTCTGGAATGTGTATATCACTCTGCCTGGATATGGAGTGACTATCTCTCCGTATAGAGTTGGCCTTGCATTATCATCATATCCCCAAAGGTCGCTTCCTCTAAACGGTGATACGGTTATATCTCCACTGGGGCGGTCCACATACTCCCAAACAGCATCATGTATCTCCACTCCCCATGTATGGGTTGCAGCCTTTAATCCATAGTAAATACCTTGTGCCGCCTTTGCGCTCTGTATGGATTCATCAGAGAGCTCCTCCACAGTCTGCCTGTCATAAGGTTTATGTATAGACCATTTGTTTATAAAGTCGCTTGTATGATACAGATCCGGACGAAGAAAGACTGTAGGATCATTAGTGGCTACCCCAAAGTAGCTTGCCAGCTCGTCTGCGTTTAAAGGTTTTGTAAATAATCCATTAACTATACTCATAGTGCACCTCCCCAAGTTAAATTACCTTCTACAATCAAATTTCCTTTTACTCTAAGGTTTCCACTTGCATCCATTCTTAATAATGCAACAGTAGCACCTTTGTTTACAATCTCAATAACAGCATCTTCACTATTGCCAAGCTGTATCTTTAATCCGCCATTGGTATCAAAACGACCAACTCTTGCCGCATCACTCTCATTGGCTGAGTAAGATTCTGCATCTGTAAAGTTTATCACCTTTGCAGATGTGATATCCTGCGTCCCGTCAAATGCCTGTCCATATATCAATCTTGCTGCTGCAAGCTTTGTTGCACTTGTTGCTTTACCGTTAAAGGAAGCTGCTGTTATACTTCCTGTAGCCTGAGCGTTCCCCTCAACCGATAACATTATATTGCTTGCCTTGTTAGCATAAAGTTCTTCGTATGTAAATGCTCTTCCGACTCCCACAGCACCCCTATACAAGCTCATCGCCACCACATCAACAGTCTCTGATGCTATATCACTTGAGCCGCCATAGTTGGAGCCAATATCCAACACTGCCCTATTTAGAGCTGTTGTATATGCAGTTGCTTTCAGAAATCCAAAAGAGGTTACAGAATTAGATGCGTTGACTCTTAAACGACCGCCACATGATACCACATTAGCCGTTGAGAATGTTCCGGCTGTCAAGGCTCCAGCAAATTCTCCATCTATTGATGATACCTTACTCCATCTTTTACCACCAAATCCAAGCTGTGTTACTCCATCTGTTCCAGGATAGACAATAGCGTCAGTTACAACAAGGTCTGCAGAAGCTGTTGCAATCCCTTTCCCTTCTGCAATAAATGCAAGATATCCGCCTGTAGGAGCTGTGATAAAATTACCGCCCTGCCTACCAAAGGCAAGATGTGCAACGGCAGCTGCAGATGTAATATTAATATTCGGTACACTTAACGCTCCTGATAACACTCCTCCTGCTAAAGGCAGATAGTTTCCACTAACCACATCATCTGTAAACGCACTCAGCTTTGCAGGTATTGTCGGATAGGCAGGAAGTGAGACAACACCACCAACGCTATTATACGCCACACTGCCCACCTTTACTATAACTTCAGAAGGAGAATTATTTGATGATATATCCTCAATAGCCTGTTTAAGGCTGTAACCCAATCCGGCAGAGAGAACATAACCGGCCATAGCATCTGTGTAGCCGTCCCATGAATCCAGCCTGTTATATGAGGCAGATGAAGAAGATGAGCCACTGCCGCTGCTCCCTCCCCATACAAGGCCTTTTTCTGTTGCAAGATGGTATTTTGTTACAAGCTGTCTCGATCCATCAGAGAGAACCTTCATCTGGAACCAATCCTCAACGCCAGATACTCTGTCCTCAACACTCTCCATTCTATTTTGAAGAGATATAATATTGCTCTCACTTACAGTAACTCTATTAGATAGAGCCTCAACAACACTCTTATCAGCCTTTATACCAAGAAGCTCAGCCAAAGTAGAACTCTCACTCTGACCGGCAAGAAAGGCTTCCAACTCATGCCATTTATTTATTATAGTATCTGTATCGGATGCAACAAGAAAGTTGTCCAGACGCAAAGAAATAGCCTCCACATCGGACTGTTTTGCATAACCCACATCATCTGTAAAAGAGCTCAGTTTTGCAGGTATTGTCGGATAGGCAGGAAGTGAGACAACACCACCAACGCTATCATATGCCACACTGCCAACCTTTACTGTAACCTTAGTAAGCTGCTGTGAAGAGATATCGTCAATTGTCTGTTTGAGACTATAGCCCAAACCGGCAGAGAGAACATAACCGGCCATAGCATCTGTATAGCCATCCCATGAATCAAGTCTGTTATATGAAACAGATGATGCTGCGCTGTCACCGCTACTTCCGCCCCATATAAGATTCTTTTGTGTTGCAAGAGGATATTTTGTAACAAGTGTCTTTACTCCTGCCACTGACTGCAGAGTAAACCAATCCTCAACGCTCTCTATTCTTCCATCCAATGAAAGGATATTATCCTCATTAACCCTTACCCTATTTTCAAGGGCCTCAAGATTTTCAGAATATGTTTGAAAAAGCTGCTGCACATCAGAGCTTTTTGCATATCCTACATCATCTGTAAAAGAGCTCAACAGTGAAGGAACTATCGGATATGCAGGAAGTGAAACCACTCCATCGATACTCTCATAGCTTTTCAGCCCAAGTTTTATTGTAACCTTTGACAACAGTCCGCTACCAAGGGTCTGTTCTATATTCTCTATAGATGTTTTCAGGCCATATCCAAGTTTGGCAGAGAGCACATCTCCTGCAGCCTCGTCGTAGGCTTCCCATGAATCCAACCTGTTATATGATAATCCGCTTCCAGGATTTGACTCCACTCCACCACTACCACCCCAAGCAAGGTTCTTTTCTGTGGCAAGGTTATATTTTGTCACAAGAACCTTTGTGCCGTCTGAAAGCGTTTTAAGTTCAAACCAATCTTTAACCCTCTCCATTTCTTTGGATAGGGTTGATATATTTGCAGCGTTAGCATTTATTGCAGCCTTAAGCTGATTAATATCCTGGGAATCTCCGCCACTTCCGCCACCAGGTATATATTCGCTCACATCGTTGATTATACATACAGTATCACCGCCAGAGGCAACTGTAACAGATGGCGCACTCCAATAGTTATTATCATAAAGCACTGATACAATCTCACCATCCAATGCAGAAGAGGCTTTCACATCTGCAAAAAAATCCCCACCAAGGCTTCTTATCCTTAGAGAGATCTTCGCTGAGGAAGTGAGAGCATCCACAATTGTTATGGTTGCATTCCCCCAGTCAACAGAGATATTGCACCGTATGGAGAAAGCCCCCAATGTGATGTTCATTCCAGTTTTGGATGGGGTTATCTGCGTTGCTGCTATGTTATACCATTGGTTAGCCTGTATCATATCATCAAACCTTGAGCATTGTCAAATGCATTTTTAGCGTCCTCACTCCTTGAGAACACTGTCAATACTTTACCGGCACATATCCACAGCAGCACATCCACCATCTGATCCGGTATATTTTCCGCCTTTTCTCTCTTTATATAATAGAATTCCTCTACAGTATGCTGTGCGGCCATGGTTGAATAATATTCAATCCTTAGTCCCTGGTCAGTCTTTGCCAACACACCTACCGGTCTTACTATTCCACCCCTTATATGTTTGTTTGCCTGTCTGAGTGATACCGCATCACCTTTAATAGATAGCTCTGTTACAGGCCTGAGCCAATCACTCATCCTGAAATAGACCAGCCTTAAGAAATCCTCCGGCAAATCGAAGTGTCCAACAACAGGATCACTTCCAACTGTTGTGGAAGGCTGTGCACTGGAAATATCCAGCCTATGGAACGGAGCCTTCAGCAGAAGTTCAACGGCACTTTCATCCAAAAGCTCATCGATAATTTCATCTATAGGGCTTTGGTCAGAAATGCCCACATCCACAAGTGGAGTATCTTCAGATACTATTTCGTCTATCTTGATTTTTACTTTATTTACCAGTGCTTGCCTTTCCATACAGTTATTTATTTGGATATTTCAACATTCAGTCCCAATTTCTTTGCAGCTCCCATTGCCAGTGGCATTGACCTTACACTGCTTGCAGTACACTTATATTCAGTGATAAGATAATCTCTGAGCTGATTGAAGTTCTCGAATACCAGCAGATCATCCTCCGGTGTAGGCATTTGCCCTGCAGAATCCTCATCTGTAGGATTTGGATTTTGGTCTTCATCTTTAATAGTATTTTGACCATCATCTTTAACGGTAGACTCTACCAAAGGAGCCACTACAGGTTTTACTGCCTCTTTGATTTTTACTGTATCTTTCAAAATAAAGCTCTTACCAAATGCGGCACATTTTTCCAGGGCCTGCTGGATAGCCTCATCACATGTGATGTAACGGCCGTTCCCGGCAGAGGTCAATCCTCCATTGGAGAATTCCACTCTGACAACTCTTTCACCTACTGTTACGGGTAGATTCAATCGTGCCCTTTTACCCAGCGTCTCATATATTTTCCTTTCCATAATAATCATATTAAAAAGAGGGAGGGATTAATCTCCGCTCCCTCTTTGATAAGTTCAACAATAGTTTATGACAAGATTACTCTCTACCGATAATCTTATGGTGTGTAGGAAGGTTCTCCAAGAACAAAGCATAATCCTCCAAAAGACGGACTGCCTTAACCCTTCTCTGACCGGTTTTATCCAAGTCAAGCTCAGTGGTATGGAGCGGCTCTCTTACATACTTAATCAAGTAGTTCATATCGAGCACAAGACCGTTGTCAGCCATGCTACCCTCAAACAGCGAGCTCATCGGTTTGATTAGCAACTCACCAAAGTCAGTTACGATACGTCTTACTTTCACACCATGTACAACCTCAACTTTTGAAGCAGCTAGTTGTTTTGCATAGCCCTCAACATAGCTCATAGACTCAAGCAAGCCTGAACCTACGAAGAAGAAACGGCTTTCAGAACCATTGTTTTTGTCGAAGATGGCTCTTGTCATGGCCACATATGAAGCGTTGTCCATAGGTTTACCTTTGGTGTACTCGAACTCATTAGGACACTGATGCCATACACCCTCTGACAGATAGATAGCCTCATTATCCTCATTGGTAGTGATACCTTTTACACCGAACAGGTTGGTTCTCTCCATTGCATACTTCATGTCGTAGATAGCCTGCTCTTTGTAAGTAGAGAAGTCCATAGCCACTTTCTTTTTCTGCAAGCTATGCAATACAGTCTCCTCAACCTGCGCCATATGGATCTGGCAGTAGTTGCGTCTTGTGGTAGGAGCCATATTGAACGGTGTGGTCTGTGCAGATTTCTCAGCATGTGCTGTAGAAAGTCTGATAAGGTTTGTACCTGTGGTAAGTACAGGTACTTTGTCGTCAGTGGCATTAAGAGCCTTAACAATCAATGTGTCACCTGTACCTTTGGCAACAACATATAGTCCAAGAGGACCACCATTTTTGCCCTCAACACCATCAACAAGGATAGTATCACCTTTGAGCCACATACCTTTCTTGCCGATAGTGATAGTAGCCTCAGAGGCACTTTCAGACAAGTCACCGGCAAGCTGGTCCATAGAATCTCTGATACCCATCTCCCAACCACCGCACTCATAACTCTCGACAGTGCGCGTATTCTTTATATTACGGGTTAGAGTATCAAGCGGAGAATCAGACGGACGAACCTTTGTAATAATATCATTCAGATCATCGTCAATATACTCCTTCTCCTCTGGATTATTACCAAGCTCAGCACCACCCTCCTCAATGGTACCAGGACCGGCAACACCAGCAACTGTTGCTGCAAATCCCATAATAACCCCTGATGAAGGCAGAATGAGATTCATAAGATCAGACAAAAGGCCGCTTTCAGGTACCAGACCCAAAGAACCGGCAACAAGTGTGCACATTACCACTGCCACTACACTTGATAGGAAAAATTTCAAAAATTTTTTCATACGATTAATATTTAATAATGAATTGGTTAGAAATCTTTGTGTTCGCGGATACCGTTGAAGAATGAGTTGGTTTTCCTCTTTTTAGGTTGGGCCATTGCACCCGAACCGCCTATAGAGCCTGGGATACCGTCACCGGAAGTTTTCGATGTCTGCTCAGCCATTTTGGCTTCGATTGCGCTATTGCGACCGTTCATCTCACCAATCTGCTCAGCCTCTTCTACCGCCTTGTCGAAACGGGAGCCTTTGAAACATAGGTCAAGGAATTTCTTGTCGATTTTCTTGTAAAGCAGAGCGAACAGAGCGTCATTGATGATAGAGAGGAACTCATCCTTCTCCTGCTCGGTCATGTTTTTTTCTGCGGCATACTCGTTGAAAAGTTTGCTGGAAGCCACCTCATTTTCTGCAATCTGCTTTTGTTGTTCAGCTCTTGCAGCTGCTTTGGCAAGCCTTTGAGATTTGGCCTGTTGCCACTGTTCATAATCATCATCTCCCTCAACAGGAGTAAGCTCCTCTACTGGGATATGCCTTTGAAGGGCTACTCTGAATGGTATGCCGTCTACCAGCATATCGGTAACCACTGCTTCAAATTCAGGATCTGCCTGGATAAGCTCCGATACAGCAGCTTCACTGTCTCTGTAGCGTGACAACTCGCCCTCTGTATCATCCAGATATTTCTCACTCATTGCTGCGTAATCCTCATCAGTCTGAGCAGCCATATCCGGATATTTAGCTTGCAACCTTTCTCTATAGGTTGGTTTTTGTTCTTGAGTTTCTGTTTGTGCCATATTGAAATTCTTTAGTTTGCACAAAAAAAAGAAATCAAGAGTATTGCGCTTGGTTATTTTAACCTATTGAACAAAAATTTATATAATTTTGTTTTTAAATAAAAACCAAAACAAAATGGGCAACAACTATAAGAAACAAGAAGTTAGAGATCTTTACCATGTTATCTACAATAACAGGATTCAAGATGGATTAAAACCCGAAGATGCAAAGCGCATTGCTCTTGATGCTGCCTCATTGCGTTTCGGGATTACCAACGACAGGGTAAGACATATCCTTTATGACAAGGATATAGATAATCCGGCATACCGGACCTTTATCTACATGAATAATCAAGAGATTATAAACTCCCTGTCAGAGCTATTGCAGGCATACCGTTCTACTCAGAAGCTCTACTGCAGCTCCATGGAACAGATTGCAGACCAGGCTGGGAAAGATCTGTTTGCGGCAAAGATTGAAGTGATTGAAAGTAAAATCAACAGATACAACCAACTGATAAGTATCATACAGGAAGTAAATGCACACTACTGCCAACAAAAACGCTAAGATTATTGCCCTCAACAACAAGCGTAAGGCTGATTATTTCCGCACCTATGATCCTATTATAGGAGATAGTGTCGGAGAGGTAGTGCCGCGTACACCCATAGAGTTTGATGGTATAACATACCATATACCGCTCTCTATGCTCACGAACCCATTTATAGATATTGTCGTCAAATGTGGTGGAGAGCTTTCTGAGATATGCAGCGAACTTGAGCTGGATAACACCCGAAAAATACACAAGCAGATCAGGGACCATTTTTATGATATCAGAATGGACCATGATTTTGAGTTTTATGCAGCCATGTGTCTGACAATCCAGGACAAACAGACCAAACGAGCCATTCCGTTCATAGCCAACAAAGGCCAAAGAATCCTACTTGGAGAGTTTGAAAGGCAAAGACTTTCGGGAGTTCCTATAAGGGTAATCATTGTAAAGGCCAGGCAATGGGGAGGCTCGACCGCCACAGAGATGTATATGCTATGGCTACAGACTAGATTATATATGAACTGGCACAGTGCCATCATAGCCAAGGTCAAGAGTCAGTCTGCCAATATTCGAGGTATGTACACCAGAGCAGTCAAACATCTTCCTGGCTGGCATCAACAGCTACATATCAAAGCATGGGAAGGACAGCAGAGCGTGCGTATCATTGAAGAGAGAGGTTGTAAGATTGGAATATATTCTGCAGAGGCTCCGGATGCCATCCGTTCTGACGATATCTCCATGGTGCATATGTCTGAGGTAGGACTGTGGAAAGCTACCAAAGAGATTAAGCCCGACGATTTGGCCCAATCCGTATATGCCTGTATTCCGGAAGAGCCAGGCACATTCATCTGCCTTGAGTCTACAGCTAAAGGTGTGGGAGGATTCTTCCATGAGAACTATCTGGTTGCCCTTGATAATGCCAAACAGAACCTTGAAGGTCTGCGCCCTGTCTTTGTCTCATGGTTCCATATCAAGATGTACACCCGTCCGATATCCGACTACAACAAGTTCATCTCTACCATGACCCCATACAATTGGTGGCAATGGGAACAGGGAGCCACACTTGAGGGAATCAATTGGTATAACACCTATAAGAGGAGCAAGAAGTATTCGGACTTCCAGATGAAGAGTGAGTATCCGACAACGGATATGGAGGCTTTTCAGAGTGCATCTGGAAAATATTTCACAGAAGAGATGCTCTCTCGCATAAGGAGTGGAGTAAGAGAGCCGGTATTCATTGGTGATATCAGAGGTGATTCACTTATTGGAGAAAAGGCACTGCAGGGAATACAGCTCATCGAAGATTCTGCCCTTCTTGACAATCTTAAGATATGGATTCAGCCAAATGACTATATCGACCCTCTCACAGAGAAAGCCACCAACCGTTTTGTAGTCACTGTCGATATCGGAGGTACACACTATAAGTCCGACAACTCTGTAATCACCGTCCTTGACAGACTCTCGCTGATGGACCCTTATGGAGCTGTAGAGAGAGCTGCTCTATGGTTTGGCCATATAGACCATGATGTGCTGGCATGGAAGGCTGTACAGATTGCCAAATACTATAACAATGCCCTATTGGTGATAGAGAGCAATACTATTGACAGTAGAGATAAAAAGACAGAAGAGCATGTGGATAGCGGAGACCATACATATACTGTCCTTGACAAGATAGAGCAATCCGGATACAGCAATCTCTACTACAGAAGAGCTCCATCTGACACAGCCGGTTCCCCTCCAACAAAAAAGGTGGGATGGCACATGAATGTCAAGACCAAATACCTGGCATACGACACCTATTTCCAAAAAGTAAGGGAGGCGGAATATATAGAACACTCTTTTGATGCATACACAGAAGCAGAATATCTGGAGACTGTCAAAGGAAAGATCGAGGCTATGAAGGGTAAAAGGGACGATATCCAGGATACCACCGCTGTCGGTGTGCATATAGCATATGACTATGACACAATGCCTCTTCCAAAGATTGTTCCGGTTATCACCTCAAGACGCAGCCGCTCATCTGCCGGAGCTGCAACATTCTAATAAAAAAATAGGGACCATCTTCACAGACAGTCCCTGGGTGTATTAACGTAAAAATATATTGAGAGAATTGAAGTAGTAGGTTCAAATCAATGTTCCAAGTGTATCGGTAACAGGTTTTCTTCTGAGCTGGAACATACGGCTTGAAAGGGTGAATAGCTCACTTGCATATTTGGCTGCGTACTCTTTCTCCAGTTGGGCATTAGCACACAGACTCCACCACCTCATCACAATACCTGTTTCAATACAATCCATAATACTGGCTTTGACCGGCTCCAAGATATTCTTATTATAAAATCCGTTATCCTGAATCTTCAGAGTAATCACTCCGTCCAATACCTTAAAGGCATCCTCAACATCAGATGTGAGCTTGATTGTCTGGGAATATATATCCACAAGCACTTTTTTGAGGATTTTTTCAAATGCCGGTTTATCATCCAATGTCATGGTAATCTTATCAATCACACTATCATCTTCCGATACAAACCTTGCCTTGTAAGATGTATGCAAAGCCACCTTATCAAACAACTCTTCCTGATTATATGTAAACTCAATCACATCCATCACTGCAAATTTATAGCGTCATCTATATATTATTTGGTTATTTTACCCTATTACAGGAGATTTCTTATCGGTCTTCTCACCGGTTTTCTACGAAAATCAAGCACTCTTATAATATCCGACTTAAAGCCATCAGAGCCTTGTGGCTGCTTGTGCCACATCTCAAGGACTCTGACGGAAAGGTATTCAAAGCAATATCGATACAGGCTTGACAGAAGATGCTTTTCAAGATTCTCATCCATAACAAGGTAATACTTGATACTGGTAGTAGTCTCAACCATACCATTGTTCTCAATGATATTTCCATCTTCATCCTTTATCACAATAGACGGATCTATCCTACGGGCAAGCAGTGAGGTTAAATCCGATATTGCCAAAGCTAGGTAATACCTGAACAGAGGCTTATCATCATCCAGCATTATGTTGGTCTCACCACTTGGATCTGCATTTTTATGGGCAGAGTAGTCTGTATCCACACTCACCCTATTATATATCTGCTCATAGTCAAACTCCATCGACCACACAAGCGGCCTTTGAGTTAGTATGATACATTTATTATTTGTCTCATGCTGCATCATTTTTACCTCCTCTTGTGAAAATTTGATACAAATTCTGTGCATTTTTCATACCCTCGTCTGAAGACTGAGGAATAGACTGCTGCATCTGTGACCCGAACTGTGCAAGGGTTGCATTATCCGGCATCTGTCCCTGGGCAAGCTGCTCTTTCTGACGAGAGAGAGTCTGCAGAAGTTTATCCGCAAATGGGTAAGATGAGTGCTCTAGGAACATTTCCACACCGATAAGCTGTCTTTCAAGAAGGAACTTGAGGATATCATCCATATAGAAACGCATACTTGCAGTATCTGTAGTCTTGGATATGGTATTCTCAAACTCTATATTCTTAATCTTTTCAGGGTCGTAATGCTTAGCCTCTTCACTGTAAGACTTACCGGCCAGTGCTATATATTGAGGTTCGGTGTAATACTGTTTTATAATCTGCAACAGTTTAAAGTCTCTATCCTGAAGGAAAGAGCTGTAAGTCTCCAGATAATCCACAATATTCATCTGAGCATTGGCTGTCTCCTGCTGATACAATCCGGCCGGAGTTCCTGAGTTTGGTTGCTTACCTTGCATAGCCTCATGTACACCACCAATATCATTGATAAGTTTCATCTGCAGGTTGATCATATCATTTATACCAACCGGCATATGGCTTGCCACTATCTGCTGCGGAATCTGAGCACCAGGCTTGGTCTTAATCTTTATAACACCGTTATACTTGGTCCACTCCTCTGCAATATCCTCAAATGTGAAATCATCTGCAACACAATCTTCTGGTACCAAAAGCACACCTTTAGCTGATGCTGATATGATAAAGTCCTGAAGGATTATCATTCTGTTTATCATCCTCTGCTGATCAATCATATCATCCACCAGCGACCATACCTGATCTGCTATCATAGGATAGAACTTAACCACATACGGATGGTCATTATGCTGATATGGATTTGCACTCTTGAACAGACAATGACCGGTTGCAGTCAGATGATAATAGACCCACTCCCTTACATATTTCTTCTCATAATGAATCAAAGGTACCTCAGTGCCACTTTCGGCAGCCAACGCCATACGCGCTGCATTTTCTGCCTCTATTACACCTATATTCTCAAATGGATGTATCTGATAAGATGCATCAAGATAATCATGTACATGAAGTTTCCATGAACCCTCAAGACGGCATATCTTAAATACCCTGCACTTGGTTGTATCCATCGGGTAAAGAAACGCTTCATTACGGGTCCTCTGTGAGACTTTCACCTGCTCTGTAGAATAATCACCCCTTGTAGCAGTTGCAAATATCTCTTCTAGTTCTTCTGCCTCCGCCTCAGTCTTTGCATAATCAGCCAAAACCTGCTCGAATGACAGATCTGATATATGGCCTATCAAATCCACATCCTCTCCGCATATATCCCTGGCATCCGGTGTCTGGAAGAACATATCAAAAGGAATAGGCTCAAATGTAGGGATAGCCCTCATCCTTTTATTGTTATAGCGAAATCCCGTATTATAAACAACAACACCACTAGTTAAAAACACCTCCAGCTGACGAGCATCCTTCTCCTTTCCCTTATTCATTTCATAAGCAGACTCCAGTGCCACGCTTATCATCTCAGATGCTTTCTGATCATCCCTATTACGGGCAATGACCACACTCTTATAGGGTGAACGACGGAACTGTCCTAGGATATTTCTCACAGGAGGTCTGATAAGATTCTGTTTGAGAGCCGGTTTACCTTGAAGCTGAATATATTCAGCCTCTGTCATTACCTTACCATTAACCTCAACCTTATCACTCCACTGGTCTCCTCTGTAATACTTCATGGCACGACGTATATTCTCACGCAGTTTAAAATGGGCATCATAACACTCATTGGCTCTGGTAAGCAACTCAATTGCGCCATCCGACTGAGGGAAAGAGCGGCTGGACTGTTTTGATCCAGCCTTGACTCTTATTCCTTTAGGAATTATTTTAATTTCCTGTATTCTTTTCATCGTCTAATATTTTTTGTAACTGATTTGCCGCTTGATTAACAATCTCATCCAGATCTTTTTCAACTTTCAACCTCGACTGAACGCTAAGGTCGTTACTTTTAAGAAGCCCTCTTAGTTGTTTTACCCTATCATCATAAGCTTCAAACATCTCCAGCAATCTGATATTGCGCGACTGTATCACTGCAGCACCTTCAAAATCACCCTCTTTTTTAGCTGCACTGATAGTATTTTTTGTCATTTCGACATAATCCCTTATCTGATAGTAGGTCTGATATCCATCCTTTTGGTATGGTTTTTTAGCAAATCGGTTTACAACAGGGAAATTATACAACTGTACATCTGTATCAGAATCAAATGCGGCCCAAGCAGTCTTAATTACATTAGAAGGGAATGACATCAGACCGCCAAGATATGCATTAAGCAGATGTTCAGTCCTTGCAGGGTTAATATCAAACATATATCCAAATGGACTCTTTGAAACTTCACCCTTTTTATTTTTCCATATAGCAGAAGTTCTCTCATTGCTTCCTCCAGCCATATTATTCAAATAGCGCGATACGCCAACAAGTACAGGATTGGTATTACCGTACACATTCTTATACTCCGGAGTAAATCCCTTCTGGCTGCCCAAGAACGGCTCTTTATAGATAGGATCACCCTTGAAGTCCATATTTACCCAGATATCCATCCATGGCTGGACTACAGTAGGAGTAAATGCAGATGCTATAGAGTATGAAGTATTACGGCCTGTTAAATCTATCGCATCAAATGAGAGCGGCAAAAATTCTCCCACAGTATTTACAATCTGTGTTTTGGTTGCTTCCGCCACACTCTTGTTACCTGTTAGACAATCCACCACATTATCTGCAAGATTGGTCACAGCTCTTATACCCTGAGCCATCGGAAGGCAGAAGAATACAGTTCTATCATTACTATCTGTGCCGATTGGAATGACGATATTTGAGAACTTCACATAGTCGGAAAGCTCATCATAATCATCACCGCCAACAAGAGCTGCTATAATATTAGTTGCAAGCTTGACAAAAGTTATTGCAGCTAGAGCCTTGAGCGACTTCTGCTTGTTTTGGCCAACCCATGTAAAAAGCCTTGATGTACCCTGCATTGACGCATTGAAGAATGAGTAGAATCCACCGAAGTTACCTGACCATGTACCTTTTCTGTTAAAGTTAACAGAAATCTCATGGGCCTTGTATGCAGCCTGTTTTACCGATGTACCTTTCTCCCTCTCTGTGATAAACACCGCAAGACGCATTGCGCTCTCAGACATATTATTAGAATACTCTGCCAAACCTTTCAAAGTCTCAGCAATAGCATGACGGCTCATCTTTCCACTCTGCAACTGCTTGTGCATCTTCTCAATCTCTTTTCTCATCTGATCGATGTTGCGCATTGCAAAGAATCCGGTCTGGCCTCCCTCCTGCAAGAACTCTTTGTAGTACGCATCCCATTTGCTATTGACAGGTTTACCCTTTGTCAAACGGTGTATGCTCTTGAACGCCTGCTTTAGATTCTTGTTAAGTTCTTTAGCACTTCCACCCTCTGTAGGATATACCAGATTAGAGAACATAAAGTCTCTTGCAAAGTTGGTCAATATAAACTCAGGGTTATAAGAGGTTCTTACAGCACTCAGCCAGTTGGTTATAGGCTTAAGAGCATCAGCAGCCTGCCAATGCAGTACGTTGGTGTTATTGATAGCTGATGCTACCTTTACACCAAGCTCACCACGAAGCTCTATCATCTGTCTTGTACCATTGAGCATTACAGGAACAATATGAGCATCATACTCTGCACCACTCTTGTGCCATTTATAACTCTTATTAGTCTTTGTCTTAACCAGGTTCTGGTCAAACAATTCCTGAGCCGGCCTTTCATCATAAGCTATAACAACATCTGAACCTGGAGTCTCAACATAATAGAGTTTTGGTAAAGTGGCATACTGGTCAAGGCCTTTGACATTCTGGTTTGATTTGATCAATCTATAAAGATTGAGTCTTATCATATTCTTATTACCTATAACAATAGCTGACTGCGCCAATGATGCAATATATACCAGAGGATCGTCAGCTCTTGATGTACGTCCCGATGCTTTATGATTAAGGTTGATAATCTCAGAAGCTTTATTGAAAGCCTGGTTAGTCAAGTTGTCGTAATCCACATCTTCTTTCTCCTCCCATGAGCGCAATGGTATGTAATACCTGTACATCTTCTTGATGTTATCCCTTGTCTTATCATCAATAAGACTGTATTTATACCAAGTATCTACAGTGAAGTGGGTTGACTGTCTCACCCAGTCAGAGAGCTTATCAACAGCCTGTTTTGTATCCTGGGTGTAATACATTGCCATAATATCCTTAGCCTCCTGGTCAGTCATACCGGAACGGTTTGTACCTCTTTCTGAAGCGAAGATATTACTGATATCCTCCTTAGCATCTTTAACTATGCCGGCAAACTTTCCTCTAAAGGAGTTAAGCTGATCTTGCTGTTTCTTATCAGCTCCTCTAGCAAGTAGCATATTCTTAGCAAAAGTGTCAGATGTTACAGGGGTTGACGGTGAAGACTTCTCATTATACATACGGCTGATAAGAGCAGTCATAACACCTCTTACATCACTATCTTTAAACAAGGACATCTGCTCAGCAGAAATCTTTCTCAGAGCCTTTTCCATAACCTCCTCAACACATATGTTCTTATTTCTCTCAGGAGCATGACGAGCATACAACAAGTTATTTACCTTCTTATATGCATCCTCTCTGTCTTTTGCCAATCCCAATTCAATAAACAGATTCTCCACCTCTATTACCTGTTCAATCAAAGGCTGGTAAATCTCTTTTTTAAACTGAGCATCCTCTGTCTGAGAGCGGCTCATGGCCAAGTTCTCTGTTACATATGGGTCTGTATCGTCAGATATCTTGATGCCAAGTTTTTTCAACTCATTATAGAAGATATTTACAGATATCATTCTATCAAGCAGCCTTTCTCTCCAAAGCTCCATGCGTGAAAGTTTCACCTGATTGGTTTGTGGAGGTGCTTTTTTCTCTACTCTTAGGCGTATATCTCTTATGGCAGCACCATTTGCGAGTCTCTCTTTGATTGTCAAAGCCTGCGGGAGATTGGTTGCTTTCCATAGCTCCACCATCAAATCATCACTATCCGGCATCATCACCACTCCTGTATTGTTAAGAGCATCCTTGACAGCCATAATAATCTGCTGGAACAATACCTGATTGTCATCTATATTGTTACATACTTTGTCAACCAAAGCTGCAACAGCCTGTTGTTTGCTAACTCCACGTTTTACATCTGCTGCTTTTTCCAAAAGAGGAATATCAGAGTAGATATCAGAGATCATATTATCAAACCTCTGCTGCCCCAAAGTCTTTATCAGACCATCAGAGATTATCTGTTGTGGCATTATCATCTGGTCCACGACTTTACGGAATAGCAGCTGAGGCTCTGACAACACACTCTCTTTCATTGCATCGGTAACTTTTATAGAGTGCATTGTCTGGTCTATACTCGGCAAATCAATATCCTCAACTTTCACTCCCCATTTTTTGCCATACTTGTTCATATAATCAACAAGCATCTTATCATAGAATCCCTTCATACCTTCACCACCGAATGTCAAACCATTTCCATCAAGGCTTACATAACCTGGCTTCATTAATTTTACAACAAGCTCTTTACCTACAACATCAGATAATTTATGGCCGCCATAAACTCCTCCTCTGATATTACCATTAGCGTCAACAGAAAATCTATTATACGGTCCCTCTTTCAGCCATATTGTAATATCTTTAGCAACTGGTGTTCCATCCTCAAATTCTTCGACTACATTATCATCAGACTCTATTTTATCAACAGTTGAGCCTAGATTATATCTTTCTGCCTGCTGCTCACCCTTAGTCCATGCAAGGACATCATAATTATTTTCAGCAGCATAACGTAGCATACGTTTAAGGGCAAGTTCATGCCAATTCTTTCCAAATGGTGCATCCGGAATATCTGATTTCTGATATCCTGATACATAAAGCCTTTTTGCTTTTTCGATATCATAATTCAGCAATCCTTTTGAAAATCTCCTGTCAGTCTCGCCATTCTTAACAAATTCATAGAACTCTCCAGACTCAACAACCTCAACATTATTATCCTTAAGCCATTTGTTAATATCTGCAACTCGATATCCCCTTTCTCTACCCTCTTGATGCCTCTTTGACTGAATCTCATCAATAACAAGAATTTTATCTGACATAATTCTTTTTAACGGATGCTCTTTATAGAATGTATTAAGAGCAGATTGAGCCTGTTCAAGAGTATCAAATGCGGCAGTATCAACGGTGTTACCAATCAACCTATTATTTACTTGAGGTATATACTTCATTATACCGCCACCTATAGACTTGTGAACTATGAAATCATTCTTAGTATCTGCAACAGCGTAAACATCATTTTTATTTACGTTTTTGTAAGGAGGTTTCAGATTATCCGCACTCTTGACATACGGTACCTCTTTTGGTGAAAATGTCTGACCAAATCTCACCCATGCAATAGCACGACCATCACCTGTATCACCAAAGTGAGTCTCATCACTCTTACCCCAAGGTTCAGCAGATGGTACCACAAGAGCTACTTCCTTATTATTCTTAAGGCCTTGTGTTGTATAATCGAGTCTGGCTGAATTAATTGGACGAGTCTCACTTCCTATAAGTTTTGACAATAATGATTGGTTCTTAACTCTAATACTTCCATCATACCATATGGTTGCAGCATCTGAAAACTCGCTGCCATATTTCTCTGCAAGTTTCTTTTCAACCCAATCAGCTTTATCATAATTATTACCAGAAGCCTGTCTCCATAGAGATAGAACTTCATTATCTAGATCCAAATCGGCTTGATTTACCTCATCACTGTACCAAACTTCCTCAACCTGGATTTGGTTTTGACGGATATAGTCAAGCACCTGGTCTTTGGTAACAGAACCCTGCTGTTGTTTAAGCCAATCAGATAAACCAATCCACTTATCCTCACCAGTTTTCAGACCGCCATTTTTCTGTAGCATAGCAAGCCACTGTTCTGCAGTAGCCTTATTCTGTTTGATAGCAAGCGTTGCCCTTTCAGCATTTGATTGGAAGATCGGAGAATACCTGAACCTAATTTTATCTTCAGTCTGATTTATTGATTCTTCTCCTTCTGCGCCTTGAGTTCCTCCCTGGCTTGACGGGATAGATCCAGCTCTCTGTTGATCCATTTCTGTGGATCCCTCGCTCTGATCTCGCACATCTTGCCTATCACTTCCCATGTTAATATCATTACCCAGACTGCCCGTTTCGATCCCTCGCCTTGAGTTAATGTAATCGTTGTTCTGCTTTTGTCCATAATCTAATTGTTTTACAAAGTCTATTAATCTATCATTTACACCAAGCTGCTGTAATCTTTGCGGATAATTCGCATTTGAATACACATGCATCATAGCAAACGATGGGAACTCATCTACAAGAGTTGATAAATCAGCAGTTTCATAATTACCAAAGGAAATATTACTAACTGCAGAGCGGAGTTCTTCAGTATCACTTACCCTATTTACTATTTCATTGTAATAATAATCCCAGTTTTGATAAGTTATGCCATGCTGCCTTTCATGTACCAAAGCTAACCTTAAATCTTCAATTGATGAAATATTTTCTACCAAAAAGAATATCTGACCTTCTGTATATAGAGCAGGTGTTCCATCCTGTGGGTTATCATACTTCTGTTCAACTTTATCTATAACATCCTGATCAACTCCAGCATCCTCCATAATCTCTCTAAAATCAATCTGAGATACTATAAAAAATGGTTCACTTGTCAATCTTCTCAACACATCATAGAAGATTCTACCTCTTTCATCTATCAAATCCTGAGATACTAATCCATCAGCCTGGCTTATCTGTGCATCCACTTCATCCAATCTTTGTTGATAAGTCTGCCACTCATCATCAGATATAGGTCTTGTACGGAAACGGATATCTCTTTTATTTATATCAAACCGTTTAGACAATGGTATGATATTACCAGCATCATCATATGTTTCCATCTCAACTGTATCAGCCAACTTAAATTGATTAGGATAGAAAGCCACATACTCATTATTACCGAAAACATCATTATAGATTACACCATCATACCCTTGGGATTTAAGATACTCAGTATATGCATCGGTTTCTTTTTTACCTATTTGATAATATTCAACTCCGGAATATTTTCCCACATCCTGTTTATATTTAAAAGCATCATCTGCTCCATTAAGAACAATAGGATTGACAATATTCAAATATCCCTCATACCGGATATTTCCATACAGAGTATGGTCCTTATTAGAAAAATAGAATCCTTTGCCAAAGACACCCCAGTCCGTAGCAGAACCTATCTTTTCAGGATTAAATTCCGTAAATCTATTAAAGCTATAATGAGTTACACGAATAAGCTTACCATTTTCATCTCTAACCTTACTATCTGGCATTGCTCTATCAGCAACAGCATCCATTATATTTTGAGCCTGCTGATATTTTTTAGATTCGATTGCCGTAATAAAATCAGACTCCTCTTTAGGTGTTACTCTGAATCTGATTCCCTCATCCATTGTACTCATATAATTCATAGCCTTGCCGGAAACATAAATCCAATCAAGTACCTCAACGGTATAACCGGAAAAGGCCTTAACCTTTTTAGAAATAGTTGCAAGGTTATTCCTCATATCCTGGTCCATTTCAACACCCGAACCATATACTATGGCAGAGCTTCCACCCATCTTGATAGTATAATCCACAATCTGATTGGCCAGCTGGTCCATCTGCCATCCGAACATATCTACAGTCTTATGCTCAGTGAGAATGTTTCCAACAACTTTATTCTGTCTATTAAGTACAAGGATATTGATTTTAGCTCTATCACCAAGCCTTTGTGAAGATATAAAGCTTGCTACAGAAGAGCTACCGGTTACAGAGAATAGCTGTTTTGGATCAAAGTCATAGTCAAACACCTGTTTATTGAAAGAATATAACTTGATTGGCACCTGGCTCTCTACAGTTGTTTTATCTCTTTCAGAAGAGGTTGTATCTGTAAACACGCCATAGCGTCCACTTGTTAAGTTTATAATAATACCCTCTTTAGCTCTATTCCCAAATGCAGCAACAAACCGATTATACACCTGCACATCTGCATTTGAAGCCTCAAGTGCTCCTGACGGATGGTTATGCACCATATAAATCTCATCAGCATTTATCAGTTTATCAGCAGCAACAATAGCCCCTATATTGAAGTACGACGCATCAAAACCTCCCATACCAACATGGATAACGTAAGGTTTGCCATTTTTCACCAAAACAGCAAATGCGTTCTCTATACTCTCATTCTCCAATTGCGAGAATATGTATGCCACATCGTCTGATGATTTGATTTGTTCACCGGAGGTAAAATCAAAAGCTTTACTCTGAGTAAATATCCTCTCAACATGACAGAACTCACCTTCCTGTAATGGACGAAGTCTTTTATCTAGAAGCGGATCTTGCTCACTCTGCTGAGCCTGGTCAAACAAAGAAAGCTGAGTAAAGTTTACATTCTTACCCTGTGAAGTCTTATAGCGTAAACGAATATTTGTTGGATTTTCAAAATCATTTACTACCTTTGTAGCACGCTTGAATAGATTTCTAACCTCAGCGGAATTGTACTGCTGTTTAGAAAGCCATTCAAGCATTTTTTGTTTATCTACATATTCATGCAATCCCTCAATAATCCAGTTTGCTATATGACTATTTGATTTACGATAGTGAACGCTTCTGATATCATTAATTCTGATTCTACCTTTATTCTTATTAGTCTTAATAGCAACAACATAATTCTTACCCTTATGTTGTATCTCTGTTAGAACCACATAACTTCCTAGATGGGTTGCACTTCTAAATACAGCAATAGGATTCTGTATAGCATTAACAAGGCCCATCATCTCTGACAACTCAAATGGATGATTCTCTTGCATACTCTTATCTGATAAACGACTTGCAGCAAGTTCTATAGGAAGATTTGGCAAGCCTGCTGTTAGTAGCACTTCACTTGGCATACCCAATGAATAAATATATCCTTTAGGTAATACTCCATCTATCTGCTTTTGCAAATCCTCATTAAACTTATCGTTTATAGATTTAATATTTCTGAATCTCACCCCACTGTCAAGATACATACTCAAATCTCCACTCTGCTTAAAATCTTTGATTCCCTTCTCAAACATCCTCCAATCTATATCACTCTGCAAAGAATCAGGATTAATGATTACCTGGAATGTATCTTTATCATTATCAATAGGCTCTTGACGTTGTCTACTTCTGTCAAAATTATCAGTTATAACCAATGATAGTATAAAATCCGCATTCGGATTGATACTACGGAAGTTTGACATATTTGCAGGATGAGTAGAGAGTCTTATAACATATTTCTGTCCGTCCTCAGTTTGTCCTTGCTGATAAACAGAAGTACCATTTCCTGTAGCCCCTACAATATCTTTAGCACGATTAAATGTATCCCAATACTGATTATCCACCTCTCGTCTTCTCAGCGGCTGGTCAAATCCTTTTTGTGATGCAGTCTGAGGATTAGAAAGACTCTGTTCAACAGCCTCTATAGATTTTGTTGCAGCTGCTTGCTCCATCAAGGTAGTGTTTTTCTGCAAAGCTTTACTACTTCTGTAAAGCATATAGGCAATATCAGCATCAGTAAGCGGAATATTTATTCCTACCTCACGCAAGGCATCAAGGATGATGCGTTTTATCTTCTCCCAAACTGAAGGATTGGTGATTCCATCTTCAGCTATGGAAGCCATATATTCATCAGCCGCTTCTCTCTTATCCTTCAAACCCTGGCCAATCTGATTCAAGTCAACCATATTGGTAGGTATATTCTTGATATATGATATGTATCTGATCTTATCTGTCTCACTCATCATATCCCATACCGCATCACACACCTTATCAAATGCGGCATCTCCAAGAAGAGAGCGCAACCCCTTATGAGCAACCACCTCATGCAGGACAGTCTTTTCAAGCTCATCAGGACGGCCCAATATATTTGGAGCATAGACAAACACTTTCGATGTTTTAATATCATACCATCCATACAAACCACCTTGTTCAGCAGCACGTCTTGCCAAAGGATGTTTTATCTGGTCTGCAGATTCCATAACCTCAACAGGAGTTCCATACTTTTGTGAATACTGCTCAGCCTGCTGTTTGATTGCATCCAATGAATATGCCTTATACTCTGTAAACGGTTTGATTTTGCGAGTACCGTTACTTATCCACATCTTGAATTCAGACATTGGCACTTCGGTGATATTTCCAAGGCCTTGCCATCCCTCAGAGTAGTTTGACAGATATGCGGCTTTAGCATCATCCACAGAATCAAATCCAATCATTACTTTATGCTCGTCAAATGCGCCATCTTCATTCACCTGGTCAACAACATAGACTTTGTCTGACAAAAGGTTCTCTCCCAAGAAAACATCAATATGGTCCTTATCCTTACCTTTGGTACCACGAATATATCCATAATGGTTATTCATAGTAACAGACCATGGCTTACCATCCTGGTCTACACCAGAACGGATTGACCCTGCGGGATTCTCAATAGAGATATTCAAGCCTTGTACCTTTACATGGCCCATCTTATAATTACCAGCCTCTTTCTGTGCTTGTGTTGGATTGGTATCAGTCTGTTTGGCTTGCTGGTCTATTTGTTGATTGAGAGCATTATTTTGCGCTGTCTCAAGAACAGTTTGTTCAGATTTTTGTTGTATATCTGAGGATGGTTCATTAACTTTGTCCTCAGAAGTAATTGCAGCTTCAGCGTTAAGCAACTTTTCACCGCCTTTAGTAAAAGTTTGTGGCTTAGAAGCATCAGTTGCGGTACCTGATAGAATTGGTTCGCTCAATTCTGCAATTATATCTTCTTCATTCCATTTAGACTTTCTATAATAACCTGCAGTCTCAACATTATAATAATCTCCATACACACTAGGATACAGTCTTATTATAACAGCTTTATCAGTCTTATCATTCTCAACAATCACAAACATTGCTCCAGCTCTAGCTTTTCGCAATATTTTAGCATTATTAAGGACATTGTCAATAAACCTTATAACAAATCGAGGATTATTCTTAAACTCTTTGTTATGAGATTGTAGAATATTAGATAAGTTTCTATCTGTCAATCTTACTGGAGCAATTTGTCTTCCTGCCTTAGCTAATAAAGAGGTAAGATCCCAAATATCAACAGAACCGTTCTTTTCAAAAAAACGATTACCTTCATTATCTCTAAGTTCGCTTAGTTTGATTTCATCTTCTGGTTGCGACTCCTCAAGAACTCCATCAAGCTCTTTTCTTGTGGTGATAGCTCCTGCTCCATCTGACGATAAAGCTTTTGTTTGGGCGTTAGTTTCTCTTGCTGAGTTGAGAGCTGCTCGCTCTGATTCTGTGAGTTGTTGTTCAAATTCTCCATAAATATCCTGTTTATTTTCTAGTTGACCTGTAAACATATTAGGAGTTTCGACACTCAGTCGAGCATTCACCTGCTCCACAAAGCTCCTGAACTCCCTTTCATTCTGCTGTAATTTTATAGCGACAAAAACTGCATCCTCATCAAAGAGTCTACGTTCAAACATATCATTTTGACGCACATACTCATCTAATGACAAAGATGAAGCCTTTGCCTGGTAAAGATATAAAATAGCTTGATTAAGATCACCTGTAATCTGGTTCTCCTGCCTAAGCTTTGTATTCTCGATCAAAGGAATGATACTTTTTACAATCTTTCCTCTGAAAGACTTCATGCCCTCTGTATTAAGAATCTTTATCTGATCTTCTCCAATAACAGTTCCAATAAGCAATGATTCAAGAAAATCCTTTCCATTAGCTGTAAAGAAACCATTTTCATATAGCTCAGCCACTTCGTTATTATTGATAAGACCTGTTTCCACCATATAACGCACGATAGCAGCGGTCGCATTTTGATTCTGATAAACATCAGACAGCTTTTCATACTTATCAATCTCACTAAGTATAAGTGAGACGAGTCTGCTATTATCCCTTTTACTTGCAACAATTGCCCTCTCAGTCGGAGTCTTACTCTTTGTTTCTCTCTGATTGAATTTAGCAAACATCTCAGTGGTCATTGGAATATCATCCTCAACCTCGAAGAATACCCTTGGATGATTAAATGAGTCTATTTGCTGCTGAGTGAAACCAAGAGCCTGTGCCCTTTGTTGCAGTGACTGGAGATATTTGGAATCCGTACCGTTTTCCGCAGCAAGAATTCCAGACATTGTCCTATTATTGCCGGAAACAACAATACCATCTTTTACAAATATAGGATTATCAATAGCTCGTCCGTCATAATCTGCAGCCATTATTCTTACCTCTGCACTTTTCTTGGTATAATCATTATCATTAATATTTTTACCTTGTGCTGTTGTAGGAAATCCTTCACTAGGTTGTAATGTATGCGGATTATGTGATGGAGTGGCAGCATCAGCCTCAGCCAATACCCAGCGACCTTTCAATTGAGAGCCATCCGGCAAAGTACGAACATCAGTATTACCCTCAACCTTTTGTGAATCTTGCCACTTCTTAGAAATGACATTTTCACCTTTGGCATTAGTTTGACCCTCTACTGTATTTTGAATCTGCGCTTGCGGCTGAGTCATTTTCATTATCTGAGATACAAGAGCCTCTCTTCTGTTTTTCAACGCAGAGATCTCACTGAACATCTGAGCCTTCTTATTGAATGAAGTCTGCTTCTTTGCAGCATTACTCTTCTTTTTAATCTGTTTATCCAGCTCAGAGGCAACTTCCGACAACTGTGTCAGAGTCTCTTCTGGTCCGACAATCTTACTGTACTCTTGCGCGAAAAGCTCCGGAGAAGTCTCCAAAAGAGCATCAAAATCAGTATTGCCATCTTTGTCAAGTGGTATTTGAACTTCACTCTGTGCCGGTTGGACAGCCTCTGTTTGAACTTCAGGCTGTTGCTGCAGAGTCTCTGTCTGTGGTTGTTCTACATTTGGCTGGGTTTGAGCCGGCTCAACAGATTGCTGTGGAGTGCTCTCAATAGCCGCAGCATCCTCACTGGTGAGCTCATCATAAGTTCCAAACTCATCTAAAGGTACCTGAACCCTTTCAACGACATTATTATTATCATCCAGCACATCAAGAAGGACCATTCCGTTATCATACGCATATAAAACAGAACGTCTTCCATCCGGCAGAAGATATCTCTCTTTATCCGACAAATCCATTTTTATAAGATCTGACAGCGGAACATTATGTGTCTGGTCGTTACTATCAATAACTATTGCTGTAGAATTTCCCTTACCATCAGTGTAAACATCCTCAACAGTTACCAGCTCTCCACTATAGTCAACCTTATCACCCCTTTGTATAGGATTAGGACGCTCTGCCTGCTGTTGTATATCTGCCTCTGCCTGGGTTACTTGCTCTATAGTCTCCAGATTTTTTGGCATTGCCTGGTTGATAAAGTAGTTGCCTGCAATATCATATAAAGGCGCAATAACAAAGCTATCCTCAATCATATCACTCTTTGAAATGAACCTCTGCTGTTTTGTCTTAGGATCATTCACAAGATATGTATCAGCAGTCTCTCCCAATATAAACAACTCATTACGGTCTTTATCCTGGCCTATCCATACATCTCCGGAAGTGCCATACTCCATAGAACCGTACTCATCTTCCATAATAGCCTTAAGAGCCTGAGTCTGTCCCTCTTTATATAGAGCCTCCTTTACCAGCTGCTGAACAGATGCCCTATCTTTTGCATCTGTTACATACTGCGACACCTTGGTTAAATCTGAAAGGATCTTTTTCCCATCAAACTCACCTTTCTCATTATAGAAGTTTCTGCTATCTAGATCATTTACAAGGTCTGCAAGGTAAGCTTTTTTAGCATCATCATCTGTTGAGTTTATAATCTGGTTAACCGCCTCCAGTGACTGTTTGAGAGCTTTACTGTGTTTGTTTTTCTCTATTGCAGCAGTAGCACCACCTATTGTCATATTAGCTGCACCGACAATTCCACCCAGAGCAGCGGTAGATATTCCCACCTCCTGATAGAAAGCCGGATTTGCCAATTGCTCAAGTGGCTTACTGTCCCACATCATCAAAGACTGTAAAGGCACATTGATTATCTCCTCCATAAACTCTGCAGGGATATTCTGCAGCCCTATATTCTCAAATCCTTGAGAGAGGAAGCGACCTACAGAATTGTGCAAAGTCGCATCATGTATTCTATCATACTGCTTTATTGCTTTATTCAGAATAGCTCCGGCTTTGCCTGATGATCTTGCAATGCGTGATACTATTCCGATATTTTCAAATACAGCACCCATGGACTCTGTAAGATACTCTGAATAGTTCTGTGCCCATGTTTTGTATATAAGCTTACCATCCGAATCCAGCTTGTCTACATTCCATTGAGGTTTCTGGTCGGTACCGTAGTTCTGCAGATTGTAATTATTGATTACATTCTCACTTAGTGTAGTCCTAAAGCCTGGCAACAGTGGAGTTTTCCATGCAATATCCAAAGCCTTTTTAGCAAACTGTTTTGACAATGTCTTTACTGTTTCCTTCAGCCCTTGCGATGCAATAGCTTTGAATCCACCACCAATACCACCTAAAGCCATATCACGCATAAATTCAAAGGTCTTCTGGAATCCGGAACCGGCATTAAACCATGCACCTCTATTCTTTGATGCAAGCTGCTGCATGTTCTGATAAAGGATAAGAGCTTTGTTCTCATCAACAGTAAGGTCAAGACCTTTATCCACCTTGTCAAGAATCTTTATAAACTGCTGGTCATTGTACAGCTGACTAAGTCCGAATGTGGCAAATGCAGCCATATCACCATTGATAGACATACCCTCAAAGAGTTTATTCATCCTGGATCTGTCATTATTCTTGTCATACTGCTGATACTGCTGTATCTTATCAAGGAACATTCTCTGCATCCTCAAAGCCTGCTTCTGCTCATTGAGTTTTTCCCTTTGTGCAATCTGATCTGCAGAAAGCTCCTTTCTATTAGGATTGAACAAACGGCCAAAGTTAGGAGCTGTATCACCGGCTCTTGTTGGAATAACCATAGACTGCTGGTCATACTCTTGAAGCTGACCATCAAGTTGTGCAATCTGCATATCAATCTCCTCTATGGTCTGAGGTATGGCCATCTGTCTTTCATACTCGGCCTGCTCAGCTTGCTGTCTTTGCTGAATCTTGCTTGATTCGGCCGCAACCTTTTCTGTATATTCCAAATCAGTCTGCCATGGGAGCTTTGGAGTTTTTGCAATAGCCTCTTCTGTCTGGCTTACCGCTTGACGGATTGTCTGAGCCATTGACTGTCCTTGCTCTCCAGGGAGGTTATGTGCAATGTTTGCAATATTATTGCCCTTTGTATAGTCGGAGAACTGTTCAGGCTGTGGGCCAGTCTGCTGTGGTTGTGCGCTCTCTTGTGAGGGTTGAGATGGTAATGGCAGCTCATCTATAAAGAAAGGCGTATACCCTTTCTCCAAAGCTTTTCTATATTGCCGCATAGGGATTTTTCCAGACTGTCCGTCCGGATTATTAACCCATACTTTACCATCCGGATTTCTCTGTATAAGAGCATCAAGATTGTCTTCAAATTTCTGCTTGGTTATACGTCCTTCTTTGCCGTCAACAAGCACTTTATAATATTGGGGATTATTCTGATTACTTTCCATTATTTCTCAAATTCAATTTCTTCATTAGGATCATCATTTCTCTCAATCTTAACTCTAGGAGAACGGGAGAGAATATCCGCAAACTCATCTGGGAACATATTCAGATATTTTGCAACGATAGAACGCTTCTCATCCTTCTTATCCCCATAAGAGAACTGTTTGGTGAGAAGTCCTATATCAGATTCTATCTCTTCTCTCAACTTTTTATTGTCGCTTGAATTCTTTATGCGAGTAAGAGCATTGACAATATCGGTACCTCTACTCTCATCTATAGAGTAACGGAATCCATCTTTAGGATTGTCAAATTCATACAGCACCCCTTTCTTTGATGATGAGCTCTCAGTATTTTTTGTACGGGTGTCATAATAGTTTTTCTGAGATCTAATCTTTTCAATATCAGCTGCATTTTTATCTTTCTCAAGCTTGAGTTTGGTTTGTTTTATACCTAGCTCTTTATCTTTACGCTCCTGGTCCATAGCTTTGGTCGGATCGACAACGGTTTTTGTCTCAGTGGTTGTAGTGTTTTCCAGATTGAGACGGTTCTGTGCAGCAGCAGCCTTTTCAGCAGCTTCATACTTGGCTTGCTCCGAAGCCTGGTGAGCTTTTCTAGCATTTTCCACATATGCCATCTTATAGTTGTCAAGAGCATCAGAGTATGCCTGGTCGGTTTTGTAGTAGCTTTGCCTGAGATTATCAGCCTCAGCAAATGCCTTATCAAGGAAGCCCGTATCTTCTTTCACCACCGGAGCCCAACCGCCACCGGCAATCTTTGCAAGATTCGTAAACAGATTACCCCATGCAAGCATCTTTGCATTTCTGGCTGCATTACGGGACCGCTCCTTATAATCTTTCAACCGCTCGTCTCTTCGGCTCATCAACATCTGAAATGGAGAAGAAGTTTGTGCAGCAGTTAATGCCGCCTGCTCCATTTCAGTGGTGAACGGTTTCATTGTATAATCATTGGTGGCTATCTCAGAAGGATTCTGTTTCTCTTTCTTTGTGGTTGTAGTCACCTTATACTTTTCATCCTGCTGCGAAGTATCAACAGCAGGTATCTCTTTGTTCTCTTCTTGTAATAATATTGCCATGTGTGTTATTTATTTTACAGTAGAAGTTGCAGTATTTGTTGTAGCATTTGGATTGAGCTTATAGTTTCCATCCATCAGATATGCAGAAGCCAGCGATCCGGCAGCAGAACTTATTCCGGCACCAATCTGTGCCCAATTATTTGCCACAGCACTGTTTTGTGCCATCTGTCCGCTTTGGATTGCAGCCTTATTATTGAAATATCGGTCCTGGACAGTTTGTTTACGGTTATCCTCCTTTTCAATAAGACCAGCAATAGCATCAGAGATAACCTCATTGTTTGCCTGTTTGGCGGCAAGTCTATTTTCTTGAGTAGCTCCGGAAGCAACAGCAGAGTTATCTGCTGCCTTATCCCTTTTTTCCATCATCTGCTCAAGCCTTTTCAGATAGGCTTTACTGCCATCATTTTCCAATGCACCGCGATAATATTCCGACAGGTACATCATTTCATTCTCACGATTACGCTCCGAAAGAATCTCTTGATTCTTCTTATTGGCCTTTGCTCCAGCCGCAGCGGAACCAGCTGCTGAAATAGCCGCAGCAATACCTGCAACAATTAGCGGAGCTATACTATATGAGGGAGTAACAGCCACTCCATTGATTATAATCTCTTGTGAGAGGAAGAGATATTCAAATAACGAATAGATAAATTCCATACAGATATGATATTAGATTTAAGCCAAAGTAATGGAGTTAATCATTTTCGATGTGGTTATTTTAACCTAATGGAAAAGAATCCTCACTCTACTTTCGTGCATAATCATAATTGAAACAGATATGGCAACTACAGATTCGACCAAATTCCAGGCTTACAAAGACGAGAGAAAATGGAACTATGTATTTCTACTACATGCTAGATATGGAGGCAGTTTCCGCAAGCTTTCAACTGTATCGGGTATCTCTCAAAACGAACTTAAAAACTGGGACCAGCAGTACAGGGATGAAGTAATGCAGTTCATTGCCGCAAACAGAGTAATCAGAGGTGATGAGATTATAGATAAAGAAGCAGAGGAGAAACCGCCAACAGTATCAGAGCTGATAAACAAGATCCTTATCAAGCTCAATACCGCCATTACAGGTGAATCAGATCCGGCCAATCTATCCAGGACGCTACAAAATCTACACAGTTATGAATCCGCCACCAAGGCTGCTGCTGCCGACAAACCAAAGGCTGCCTCTACTATAGCTGATGCAGTTGCAAAGAAGTTGAAACAATAATAAAACAATAAAACATGAGCACACAATCAATACGATTTAATGGCATAAACAGACATCCCAACGCTGTAGACAGTAATGTTGGAGACTGTGAAGAGCTTATCAATATCAAATCAGAAGATGGAAGCCTTAAGATAGATAAGGACAAAAAGGTTATATCTGCCGATATTCCATATAAAAGGATAATCATCCATAAAATCCAGACTACTGAAAACTATATAGGGTTTGATGATAGTGGTGTTGTATGGTTTGACCCTCAGAGCGGAGATATCAAGAACCGTCTTTATGAATCCTCTGTCGGATTGGAAAATATTTTCATCAGCACTGTAAGCAACATGGTTGTCATATCAGATAAGAATACGGTAACAAATACTGTTTATCTATATACTGACGGAAAGTATGATCTATTTATTGATAAGGATTCATTAATTATTCCAATTTCAATAAGCCATAATATTACATATCTCAAAGACTTATCAAATGATAACATCAGTAATATATTATATCCTCCTGCATTTTATCAATTTGACTTTATTGGAACAAGAGAAGAAAAACTAAAAATATTGCAAGCCGCATATAATAAAATATTATCCGATAATTCAGATTGCTTTGAAGGGTATTATCTGATAGGATTTAATTTCACATTATGGGATAATTCAGAGACTCCTCTATTTAACCTTGAACCATTCTTTGCAGAAACAAATCCTAGTATTAATAAGGAATTTCCACTAGTAAATGTAACTGGTGATAGATATTATATAGATTATTATAAATTACTGCACCAGCATAGTATTAATATCACAGCATCTGAAGAGATGGAAAAATACAAAAAGCACATCAAGCAGATCAATATCTATGCATCAGATCCTGTAAAATCTATAATTTTCTCAGATGAAAAATTTGGCGGTGATTATACAACATATAACCCTCTATTAATCAAAGAAAGTGAACTTGAAAAGCAGTTACTATATAAAATAGGCAGTATTGATATTGCTGATACATATAAGTATTACGAAGGAATTGGAATTACAGGTGCAGGTATTACCATGAAGCCTGGATTAAATAATTTTGTAACTAATAAAACCCTCGAAGTTGATAACGGCTTGATCACTCGCGCTGGTCAAATGCAAACCTATAATAATAGACTGCATTTTTTTAATAGCATTGTTAAGGTTGATTTAACAAACGGTATATATGCAGAATCTAGTGACTCATTAGGATTTGAATACACAACTGATATTCTCATATATCTGAGGAATAATAATGGGCAAGATCTATGCCTTAAATATCCTAACAAAGTATTTTATAGCACCAAAACATCTGAACCATACATTACAACTTTAAAACGCATGATTATAGTCCAGGATTCTAGAGCATATAAAATTGTCTTTACAAGGCCTGGTTACTATGCAGAATTAGCTTTGCTATCTTCTCCTAGATATAATTATGCGTATGCTTATCCAGAACAAATCGAATTTGTAGCCGGAGATAAATACAGTAATGTATCTATAAACGATACATACCAGGAGCTGAACGCTATTAATGTTACAGCCCAAAATAACCCAATATATTTTCCGGTAGAACATTCTTATGCTTTCAATGGAAATATAGTAGATATAGCCTATGCTACAGAGCCGATATCTGAAAGTCAGATAGGACAATATCCACTGTATGTATTTACAGATAATGGTATATACACCTTACATCAAGGTGATGGCAATGTATTATACTCAAACATCACTCTCATCAATACAGACGATACTTCAAAGAGCAAAGGTGTATGCCAGACAAGAAATGGAGTTGCATATATAGCCAATGGAGCCATCTATATACTTTCCGGCAGAAAGAACTTGAACATAACACTGCCTCTCAAAGGCCCGATCGATACTGATATACGCCAAAACAAATCCTATCAGCTATGCTGTATGAATGACCGTCTTTACGATGTGACAGACGCATTATCGCAAGTAAAGTTTGAAGAATATCTACTCAATGCAAAGCTGAGCTACAGTGCGCCTTCAGATGAGCTATTTGTATGCAATAGGGATTATCCTTACAGTTATGTATTCTCATTCATATATAAAGCATGGCATAAGATTACAGAGCAATTTGAGAAAGTAAACGACAATATTCTGCAGAAATTCATTCTGACAAACAATCCTACAGCGGTCCAGGCAGAAGGCAAAATTTATGTAACTAACGCTATCATACAACCATCACATCAGTTCTCAGCCTTATATCAAGCTACTGTAAGTGATGTAACATCTACCAGCGGCCTGTCAGGAAGGTTTGCGCTTGTGATAAACAACGCTCAAGTCTCTGCTGCATATCTGAGATACCCGACACCATTATCATTGATTGTAGGCCTTTTATGTAAAGATATACCATATCTGGATGAGTATTATGATGGTCAGCAATACAAGATATACAGCTCAATGGATTTAGGAGCAGGAACAACATTACAGATTATAAATCTTGCAACTAACTACGCAATTATTAACGCAACTTTTGAAGATATTACAGACACTGTCGTTACTATTCCGGATAAAGGTATTGGAGAGAGTATAAATATATCATCTTCATATAGAGACGTAGGAACAACCCTGGTCTATGAACAGACCACAAGGCCGATTGTCAATAGTGATACAGTGATATCAATAGCTGAGCTGATTGCCCAAACCATCAATGCAGAGAGTATAATGTTTCGCATTACAGCCAATACAAGCAATAATATCATCAATATATCCGCCAATACAGCTGGAACTAATGGCAACAACACAACGATAGAATGTGGCAAAAACCGATACATCGGCACATATATTGAGCCTCTTTCCGGAGGAAAAGATATAAATATGCAGCCTGGAATGTACAGCCAATTGGTTGATTACACCCAGGAGGTTGATTCAGTCAAGACAATCCACCTGCAGAGCAGGGTTATCAGCTGGCCGAATGTATATACATTAATCAACCGCGCAATATTATCATGTAAAGCGGACCTGACCCCAGAGCAAAACCTGTCAATATATCTGTTTGCATCAAACAACCTTAAGGAGTGGAAATGCATATGCGGTACACAGAAAAGCTCTGTAACAATTGACCATATCAGATTGCAGAGAGCTGCAAAAGCATGGAAGTATTTTGTGATAATGATAGGAGGAACTGTTTACTCAACAACCGAATTATCCGCCATTACAATGGATATCAGAGGTCAAATAAGTAATAAGTTACGATAATATGTTGCAAGTAATCGTTTGTAAAATATAGATAGCAGCTAATTATCTAATAATCAAACATAAGACTTCTCGCGCGAGGCTTTCAGTAAATCAGGTAAATGTTTATAAACTTTTATTGATTTTCAGTGTTTTACAATAAAAAACATTATGATAATAAATTATGCACAGTTCGGATTGTTTACCAGAAGAGAATTAATAGCTTCCGGCACCATTTCTGAAATGGAAAAAAGAGCCATAGAAGAAGTGGAGAAAACTCCCCACAAGAAATTTTTCATTTCTTGTATAATTTTTGATAACTTTGACGAGCCAACAGAGGGTGAAAAAGTTCTTTCCGTCAGTAAAATTAATGATGATATTATTGTGATAAATGAGCTTCTTTAATGAACTTTTTTGACTTTCAGCTGTTTTACTTAATTGCTTATAATTCAGCTGTTTACAGTTTAAAAAATCATATTGATTTGTCAATACTAATGCATCTAATTAATAATCAACATACAAATAAACCCCTGGCGGGTCACAGAAAAGCAGCTCAAAAGGCTGCTTTTTTTGTGGGGTCACGCTTCCAGGTACCTCCAGAGCCGTTTTCCTTTTTCTCATAATTCACACAATTTACCATTTTATTCATAAAATTTACAAAATCGTCAATAAAAAATCTTTATTGACGTATATTTGCCGTCAATAAACAACAATAACTATGACATATTCCTTTTATTTAGCCTACCCAAACGCGGAGAAATCTGCCATAATGGTGGCAATTCGAGACAAACAATCCCGAATTACAGCCAGCACCGGCATATCATTATCTCCAAAAGATTGGGATAAGGAACTCAGTAAAC